TGACAGGTGAGGATAACTATTACACCCCTGAGTTTGTAGATATAATGTTAGAGGAAAGTAAGAACCATCACTTTGTTTATTGTGATATGGTCCATAATTGGATTAACAGGGATTACATTCCATTAATATCCAAACTACAATTAGGTAGAATAGATATAGGAAGTTTTATGGTTAAGACCAATATGGGTCAGAAGATTAAATTAAAGAAAGAACACGAGTGGGCTGATTGGTTTTTTGTAGAAGAATTTCAGAAGAAGTATAAGGTTGCAAAGTATAAGAAGGTAAATAAGATATTATATGTCCACAATTGATATAACACCCACAAGAAGACAGTCACAAGCGTGGAGATACCTCACAGATGATAAAACTAATATAGTTTTATTTGGAGGGTCAGCCGGTGGTGGTAAGTCGTGGTTAGGATGTTTATGGATAACAACCCTGTGTTTAAAGTATACAGGTATAAGATGTTTAATAGGACGTTCAGTATTAACACAATTAAAACTAACAACATTAAACACATTGTTTGACCTATTAGGTACTATGGGATTTAAGAGTGGTCAACACTTTAATTTCAATGGTCAGTCAAACGTATTAACATTCTATAACGGTTCAGAGATTATATTCAAGGACCTTGCGTACAATCCATCAGACCCTAACTATGATAGTCTTGGTTCCCTTGAGATTAGTGCAGCATTTATAGATGAAGCGGCACAGATTACATCATTAGCATTCAGTATAGTTAAATCACGTATAAGATATAAATTAAACGAGTATAACCTAACACCAAAGGTATTAATGACCTGTAACCCCTCAAACAATTGGATTAAGAAAGACTTTTACTTACCATTCATACAGGAAAGATTACAACATAACCAAGTATTCATACCATCATTACCGATGGACAACCCACACTTACCAGCATCTTATATTGAGATGTTAAAAGAGTTACCACCACAACAACGTAAAAGATTGTTAGAAGGTGATTGGGATTACTTAGAGGATAGTGATAGTTTATTTAAGTTTGAAGAGATTACCAATTCGGTATTTAAATTTGAACCAAATCCTACTGACAAGAAATATATGACGGTTGACGTTGCACGATTTGGTGATGACAGGTCCGTAGTAATGATTTGGGTGGGTATGGTTCTAATATCTTGTCACATCTATAGGAAAGTATCCACCACAGATTTATCGTCCGAAATTAAGGACTTAATGAGGTTTCACGGTGTACACCCACAACAGGTAATTATAGATAGTGATGGCGTAGGTGGTGGTGTTGCAGACCAAATTAAAGGAACAAACTTTGTAAACAATGCAAGACCATTACACGAACAGAACTTTACAAACCTTAAATCACAATGTTATATAAAACTATCTGAAATGTTTAAGGACGGAAAGATAAGTTTAAACCTATTAGAACCGGCCGTGGTAGAAGACTTAACACAAGAACTACTTGCAATTAAACTAAAGGACGTAGATAAAGATAATAAGGTTGGTGTAATGAGTAAGGATGAGATGAAAAGAATACTTGGTAAGTCACCTGACTTAAGTGATGCACTTATGATGAGAATGTATCAAGAAATAAAAGCAAATAAAACAACGGGTAGATATTCAATATCATTCGTTTAAAATATACATATATATGATAAAATTTAAAATAGACGGACAACCGTACCAAATCCCTGAGTTTATAAACATAGAAGATTATGTTAAGATATTCAAAGTTAAAGACCTATTTGATGAGGACTACTTTGCAGCAAAACTAATTAGTGTTGTATCAGGTGCACCATTAAAAGACTTATTAGATGGAGGATTTGATGAGATTAATTATCTGGCCTCACATATTCTAACCATCATACCTAAACAGGATGAGGTTAAGTTTATTGATAGGTTTGAATTAAATGGTGTGAAGTATGGTTTCTTTCCTAATTGGAGAGACTTAACCTTTGCTGAGTTTGTGGATATGGATACTATCTCAACCAAGAAAACAGATGAGTTATTAGATTTATTACACATACTTGCAGCAATTATGTATAGACCAATTGTAATTGAAAGGGGTGAACACGACTATGACATAGAGATGTATGACGTTAATACAATGAAGAAACGGGCAGAAGTATTCAAAAAACAATTAGATGTGAAGTATATACTTGGAGCACAGTTTTTTTTTATCAAGTTCGCAAAGAGATATTCAGGTTATTCCCCGCGGTCTTCGACACTGAAGATTGGGATGTGGGACCAAATAAAGATGATATGGCTAATGTGGAGGATGATATTCAAAATGGGTTCAGTCAAGTCTTTGGGTGGTTTCTTGTCACTAACAAAATCTCTGACAACGACTTTACAAAACACGAATACATCTACAAAAAAAACATCTTAGAGGTACTAAATCAGTTAAACTATTTGGTACAATGGGAAAGAGAACAAGAAAGATTGATGAAAAAGATGCAAAAACAAATTTCATAATACAATACAAATAAATTTATATTTCTTAATAGATGACAAATTATAAACAAATCATACAGGACTTAAGTGGTATGGCGTACTACCATCCACAGATTAACAGTTTCGGTTGCGGTGACATTACACAAATTACAATGGACATTGAGACCGAGAAAGAACCTGTGTATACCAAGATGTATGTAGTCCCTGGCAATGTCAGATTGGATGAAAACAGATTGTTATATGATTTTTCCATTATTATATTAGACCAAATTAATGACGATTACTCAAATCAAAGAGATGTTATGTCTGATACATTGGAAATTGCAAAGGACATTTTTACAATTATATACCAATCATACACCGCTGAGTATGGAGATTTTAGTTTATACTACACTCCTGAATGGGGTCCGAATGTTACACCGTTCTTGGAAAGGTTTGAAACGATACTTGGTGGGTGGACAATGAACATAACATTAGAACAACCATTTGACTATAACGTATGTGTCCTACCTATTATGTCAGGATTTACATTACCCGTATCAGTCAATGAAGTTAATTACAAACAGATTATAGAAGATTTAGAAGACTTTGCTAATAACCACGAACAAATTAACAGTTATGGTTATGGTGATATTACACAACTAACAATGGATATTGAAACGGAAAAGGAACCGAGATATACAAGAATGTATGTTATTCCTGGCGATGTAGTTCTTGCACAGAACGAATTAATCACCAACTTTCAAATACTCGTTGTAGACCGACTTAATAATGATTATTCCAATCAAAGGGATGTACTGTCAGATACTTTAGAAATAACTAAAGATATTATGGCTACGTTCTATTTATCAGAATATGAAACTGTCTGGCCATCAAGTGTTGAACCCATATTAGAAGAATATGAAACGATACTATGTGGTTGGGTAATGAATATTCAATTAACACAACCTTTTGATTACAATAGATGTGTTCTACCTGAAAGACCATTCACGCCGGGTAAAAAGTGGTATGAGTTGGCTGAACTGTGGAACGAAATATCAAAAGATTGGAAGAATGTATAAAACTATAAGAATTTATTAATATGGGTCAATTAACTAACCAATTCGTATCACAATCCTATCAAGGTCTATTAAACCTTGCTAATACGAATACAGGATTTACTACTAACTTACAAACCATAACAGATGGTTTGGGTGGAAGTTCTCCATTACAAATATCACAAACACAGGTAAACATATCAGGTGCATTTACCGTTAATGGTTTACCTATACAATCTGTTGATACGGGTTCACTTGTAACCACGTCATCATTTAACGCCTACACAAGTTCAGTTAATATTAAATTGGCTGGTTTAGATGTTGAGACAGGTAGTTTACAAAGTCAGATTAATCAGAAACTTAATACATCAAGTTTTAATGCTTACACAAGTAGTAATGATAGTAAGGTTAACTCACTTATATCTCAAACAGGTTCTTATGTAACCGAGACTGAGAGTGGGTCCTTTATGATTACAGGTAGTGTTGCTGGTGATACTTTAACATTTACAAAAGGTAATGGGTCACAGTTTAGTTTACAGGTTAATACAGGTTCATTACCATCAGGTGTAATATCAGGGTCACAACAAATTGTAGACTTAGGATTTGCAACCACAAGTTCATTAGATACCTTATCAGGTTCTATTGCAACAACAGACTTAGGACAAGATAATAGATTATCTTCAATAGAAGGTAAGACAGGTAGTTATGCTACCACAGGTTCTAATGACTTTGTAGGACAACAAAATATAAATGGTAGTGTAAACATAACAGGTAGTCTAAATGTTACAGGTGAAATTACAGCACTATCAGCATCAATCACATACTTAGAAACAATATATCAAACATCATCTGTTATATTCTCATCAGGTTCAAACATACTTGGTGATGAAGCGGGTGATACACAAACATTATATGGTACAGTAAGATTACCAAACGGACCATTAGTTGTAACAGGTAGTGTAACTTCAACAGGAGGTTTCACAGGTTCTTTACAAGGTACTGCGTCATACGCAACCAATGCATTAAGTAGTTCACACGCAATAAACGCTGACACCGCATCATTTGTTAATAGTGCAGTAACATCATCAATTGCGTTTGACTTAGTTGTTCTTGGTAAGTGTGATAACCCTGGCGGTTTAACAAGAGGTACTATAGTAAGAATTACAGGTGCGGTTGGTGACAATCCATTATTTAACTCAGCAAGTTGGGAAGATGATTTTAACTCAGCAAATACATTAGGTATGTTGAGTGAGAACGTAGCTTATAATGGTTTTGCTAATGTGGTTGTTCAAGGTACTTTAATTGGAATTAACACAAGTGGAATGACCGCTGGTGATATGTTATACTTATCATCTTCGGGACAATATACAACATCATCAGTACCAGCACCATATCACGAAGTAAGATTAGGTCAAGTATTAAGACCACAATTAAATAATGGTTCCGCATATATTTCCATAGATAATGGTTATGAATTAACGGAACTTCACGATGTGGATATTACAAGTCCTGTTGTTGGTGACCTATTGGTTTACCGTTCAGGTTCTTATGGTCAGTGGGTAAATGAAGATGGTGGACAATTAGGATTTGCTATAACAGGTTCAAATAACTTTATTGGAACAGAAAATATTACAGGTAGTTTAAATGTATCAGGTTCAGCAAACTTTGTTGGAGATGTTAGTTTAAATCTAATTAAACCAAACGACTTTAAACAAAACTTAGTTTTATTAGGAGCTAATAATGCAACCACATCATCAACAAATTTACAAAACTATCTAAATGCAATTACAACATCTTTAGATAATGATGATGTTAATTTTGGATTTATTCCTGGCGGAGCTTTATTAGGACCAACAGGTATTTCAAATGTAACAAGTTCAATTTTTATTAGTGGTTCCAATAACTTTCTAATGAACTTAGGTACTACTTTACCAGCATCATCAGGTAGAAGAAGTGTAATAGGAGGTAATGCAAACTTTGTACAAACAAACATACCAACAATTAACACTTCATCATTAACAATACCACAAACAAATAATAACTATTTAGGAGCGGCTTTATCTTTAACTTTAACAACAGGTTCAAATTTAGGTAATGGCGCACACGCATTTAATAGTAATATATTATTGGGTGGAGGTATAAACTTTAACCATCCATCCGCATCTATAGGTGCAGGTCAAAGTTCAGTGGTTCAATCTAATATAAGTGTTGGTACTGTTCAATCACTTGCATCAGGTTCATTATTAACAACCCAAGCAAATTTTAGTAATAACATTAATGTAAACCCACAATTAAACCTTAGACATATAAGTGGTTCAATTCAAGCTACAAATAATATATTTGGTGGTAATATAATTGATATTAATAACAGATATATTAATACAGGTTCAAATAACTCATTGATTGTATCAGCAAACACATTATTAGGTCAAGGACTTACTATTAATGCCGCAGGTTCACCAGCAACAAACGTTGCAAGACCTTTGGTTGGTAACTTAATTGGTGGACAATCAATTGGTGTATCTCTTGAACAAACAGGAACAGATTTAGCCGGTTTAAGAAATTCTATAGTATATGGATATGGTTTAACTATTACGGGTTCACATTCAGTAGGAAATTTAACACAACAAGGTAGCTCAATATTTGGTAGATGGAATGGTGAAGATAATGGATTAAATGATAGTGCAAGAACAGTATTTGCAATAGGTACAGGTACAGGTGGAAGTAATAGAAGAACAAGTTTATATGTTACTTCAGGTTCATTAGTTGGTGTGAGTGGTTCATTAAATGTTAGTAGAGGAACAAATGTATTTACAGTAACAGGTTCTGCAACAATAGAACACGTGACTGCAGGTCAACCAGCATTAACATTAATTGCACAATCAATATCACAACCGGCACTTACAGTGTCAGGTTCATTAAACGTATCAGGTTCAGGTGACCATTATATTAATGGTAACAGTACAAATATTACAAGTCAATTTAGTGTTAATGGTAACACAAATGTAACAGGTTCATTAAGTGTTTCAGGTTCATCGGCTGACCATAGTATTATCGGTGCCCGTTTATTCTTAACAGCATCATTAAACGCTTCAAGTTCATTTGACCACAATATTGTTGGTTCACAAATTAACATAACAGGTAATACTTCAATGTATGGTAATGGTGATTTTCCTTTAACTGTTTATGGAACTATAAACTCAAAAAGATTACATTTTAATTCAAATCCATTTAATAGTAATCCATCATCTAATTTAGCGGCATTAAGATTGGACGGTACTAACCAAACATTCTATTCTACCAATTATGATTTAGCACAAATCACCACACAATCACAAGTATATCAGACAGTTATTACAGGTAGTAATTTAGTTGAGACAGGATTACAATCAAACAATATGGGTTCTGATTACTCATTAAAATTAATAAATCAATCAGGTACAGGTTCATTACATACTAACGCTAATGTTACTGTAACAGGTTCATTAACTGTGAATGGTAGTACCGTAATAACAGGTTCAGTTCAAGGTAATGTATTACCATTAACGGTAACATCTAATACCGCATCGTTGAATTTAAATAATGGTAACTTCTTTGAGTTAGCGTTAACAGGTTCATCTGATATTAGAATTGAACCATCAAACATCAAGCCAGGTCAAACAATAAACATAAAACTAAATACAACGGGTTCAGGTACAGTATCATTCCCTACATCGGTTAAACAACCATCAGGGTCAGCGTACATACCAACAACAACAGTTGGAACAGATATATTAACAATGGTAAGTTTTGACACAACAAACTTATATGTTGCAAACGTAAAGAATTTAATATAATATGAATTTTGCTCCATTTTCATTTTTACAACAACAAGTGTCAGCGGCACCACCAAGTCCTTTCCCATCAGGTTTAACAGTAAACTTATGGCAAGGGAACTATACCGCTGGTTCAACAAGTTGGACTAATGATGCGCCAGGTTCTACTGCGGTTGTAAGTGCAATACCTGTTGGTGGTTACACAAAGAATGCAACAGGTGTGGTATTTTCAGGAACAACAAGAAGTATATTATTTCAAATTAATTCAGATGGTGTTTGGGATAGTAACGCAGGTTATACAATCATAAGTTATATGCACGTTACATCAACAACTAATAAAACATTTTGGGGTAAACAATCAACAAATAGTAATGGTATGGGTGTAGATTTTACAAACAATCCATTAATTATAATGAGAGCGCCAGGTTCAAGTCAACAAATAGCAACAACAAATCTCACTACAAGAGGTTCATTAAAATCATATGGTTTTACTTCAACAGGTAATACTAATGGTCAATATTATTTGGATGGTAGTAGTGTAGCAACAACAGTTAACACAACAACAACAAACTTTTGGAATAACACAAGGAATTTTACATTTGGATATTCATTCCAATGGACTGACCCATCAATACAATGTTATTTAAATAGATTATTAATATTCAATAGAGCATTAACAGGAACAGAAATGTCAGATGTATATACGTATATAAACGCTAATCAATAAAATTATGGAAACAACAGCAACAATAACAGGAACATTAACAGGAGATATTAACGGTGACTTATCCGTTGATTTATCAGGAATAGTATCAGGTTCAATTGAAGGACCATATACTGTAGAAATAAAATTAATACCAATAAGTGGTGAACCATTATTTGGAGAAAAAACAATTAACTAATGGATTTAAGTAAAGTAGCACCTATTATTGAAGAGATTGTAAAAGAAAGTTTATCTGACAAGGTATATCTATACGGTCGTTTTCAAAAAAGTTTAACCAGCCGTGTTGCAACAGGGAATTTAAGAAATTCTATTAAAGCAGTGGTTAAGGGAAACAAACAAGGTCTACAAGTTATACAGGTTCAAGCATTCAATCAACCATTGTCAAATACATACGCATATTGGTTGGCTAATGATAGAAAACCAAATGGTGGTGGAGGATATGCAAATATCGGTGCCATACAAGAATGGATTAAAAATAAAAAGAGTTTCAGAATTAGAGATTTTAAAACAGGTAAATTTTTACCTAAGAATGAAAAAAATATAAAGAACACAGCATTTGTAGTTGCTCGTTCAATAGGAAGATTTGGTTATCAAAACAAACCAAAGAACTTTGTGGAAATATCTTATGATAAGATATTAAAAGACCAAAGGATAACAACCCTAATGGAAGACGCACTATATGATGATGTACTAAACGCATTAGAAGGTTTATAATATGAGTTTCGGATACCCTACACAATACGCAAATGGACTGAATAGTAGTTCACAATTAAGAAGGTCAACTGATATGATTTATCAAAGAGGTGGTCAGTATGAAGTTATTTTAACAGGTAATACGTATAACGCCTCACTTGAATTACAGGTACAATTGTTTTCTGATGATAGACAAGTTGGTTCAATGTCAATTGTTCCATACGATGTTCAACAATCAGGTGCAACCTATACATATAAGTTTAATATCAGACCATATGATTATTTGTCTAACTATGTTAAGTCAGAACATTATCAATACTATTATGCAAATGATTGGTATTCAACTTGGGAACACATTAACTTGAATAACCCATATCCTAATAAGATTAAGGCGAACATTAAATATCGTTATGCATATTTAGCGTCATCAGGATTTACAACACAATCAGGATATACAGATTATAACCATTATACTCAAATACCAATATGTGCAACCAACACAGGATTTACTGCAAGTGGTTTTACAAACACAGGAAACTATTTTGATTTATTAGGTGGTTCTTTTCAAATGGGTACAGACAAATATCTGTTACCAAACTTTGACCAAGAATTAGGTACTGCGGTTGAGAACAATACAATATTAACATTGGATAGTAATAGAACATTATCGCCAATGTCACAATACTATATTGATTATCCTAACACTCCACAGATGAGTGATAGTTCAAGATTTTTGACTGATGCTCCACGTATACAATCTATACAATCCAACGAAAATTATGTATTATATTATCTAAACGGACTAACAGGCGATAGACAATATATGGAAGCAGATTGGGCTAACTTTAGTTTTTATAATGAAAACAATGAGTTGATAACAAACTTTGAACAACAACTAAATTGGTCAGGTACAACATATGCTACACCTACAACAGGATATACAGATACCTTAAAGATATTTGCATTACCGTGTGGACCTAAAGATATTCAGAGTATATTCAGTAGTTTAAATACAGGTAATGGTAATGTTGCATATTACACCGTACAATTATGTTATGGTCACCCAACATTCTTTGATGATTACACAAGAACAACAGCCGGTGGTATTGGACCATCTTCTGAATTGTTTTATTTTTATATAAACGAAAATTGTAAACCTCAAGACACAAGACTTGTATTTTTAAATCAAAAAGGTGGATTTGATTATTATACATTTACCGCTTATAGACAAGACACAAAAAAGATTACACGTCAAACATTTGACAATAGATATTATAGTACATCACAACAATCACCTGACAGAAATGTGGGTAGAACGGTTAAAACCTTTGATACCAACGTAGATAGAGAGTTTGTATTGGAAAGTGATTGGTTAAATGTATCATATGGTAATTGGTTAGAACAATTATTTATGTCACCACAGGTATACGAAATGTTACCTGATTTTACATCACCATTAGACAGACAAGACAGAATTTATAAAGATTTAAAACCTATACAGGTTTTATCAACAGAGGTAGAGACAATAACAAAAAAACACCAAAAATTAAACAAGTATAGAATAACTTGTAAGTATGCTGACGGCTACTTTGTAAGTAAAGGTTTCTAATATGGCACAACAACAACAGACAGTATTAAGAGTACAAACGAATATACCATCAGGTATTGAATATACAGGTAATACATCCCTATCGGTAATAAATCAAACCAACGTTACTTATGGTGGTAGTGGAACAGAAACATCACCAATCACAGGTACAACAACTGGCTCAGGTTTTAGTAGTAGTGATGATTGGAATATTTTTATGAGAGTATCAGGTGGTACAGGTACATTCTATTACAATGTAAATATGTCACCCTATACAGGTAATAATAGTGATTTATTTTTATTTTACGGAATTAGATTTGTTGTATCAAAACCCGATGGAACTATACAAGGTATGGGTGGATTTGACGAATATGGTGTATCAGATTTAATTGGTAGTTTTAAAGTTTATGATGGTGACAGAATATATGTGGATGCAGGATTATCAATTCCAACAGGTGCAACAATGTCTTATTATGTTTTACCTGACAACACAACAAGTTTTAGTGAAGTATTAAGTTATGATACTTTAGATTTATATACAGATATTCCATTAAAGTTAAACAAATCATTTGCAGAGTTACAGGACATTGGTAAAAGAAACTCAGATTATTCTGTAGGTTTATCCTTGCCAGGTTCTAAAAAGAACAACGCGTTCTTTGAGAACTACTATAATGTAGATACAAACTCATTATACTTTGATGTAACAAGACGTGTTAACATTGATGTATTATTGAATGATGAAAACTATTTTACGGGTTATATGAGGTTAAATAAGGTGTCAGTACTTAACTCTAAGGTTGAGTATGATGTAACCTTATATTCAACCGTAGCGGACCTATATGGTCAAATGGGTAACAACCTATTGAAGGACCTTGATTACAATGATATGGATTGGCACTTCAATCACTATTTCAACGTTTATAATACTACAGCATCTTGGTATCAAAATACATTACAGAATGGTAGAATTATACCATCACTTTTTATGTACCCTGTTGTACACAATGGTTATGAATATACAGGTGATACAGTTAACTTAAGTGGTAGTACCGTTGCAAGTCAAACAAGATTATATACATCAACAAATCAAATTGGTACATACGCTACTTACGCCGCCTATGTTGCTGCAAATGGTACGAGTGCTGATTATAGAATTAACTCACCGTTAAATCCAATATTAGACAATCAGTTAAAACCGGCACTTAATATGTACGCCTTGATTAACTTGATGTTTAAAAACTATGGATATACAATTAAATCAAATTTCTTTGAGACACCTTGGTTTAAGTTATTGTATATGTATGGTTACTATTCATTTGATGGTACTAAGTTCGGTTATAAAACCCCTGTACCACAAACATTACCTTTAGAAGGTGTGGATGTGTTAGTACAAGAAAGTTATGTAGATACTACTCAAATTTGTTTGGGTTCACCAAATATTAGAACAGATAGAACTTATACAATTTATGTAGTTAAAAAAGGTACAGGTATACCTGCATTATGTTCTGACCAAATTAATATAGGGTTTGATTTTGAATTACAACCTTGTTATGGTGGACCTAACTCTCCATATATTGTGTCATTAACAATACCACCAAATACAACAGGAACAACATATAGTTGGGTAAGTAATCAATTCGTAGATTGTGGTGGTGGAAGTTGTGTTATTGAGATTATCTTTAACTATGGTTTTAATGCATCAGTATCTGATGTGGGATTATCTTCAGCACCGCTTGCATATACACCCGCAGCACCTAATACAAATGTAACATTTACAGAAAACACATATGTGGATTTTAGTTTAGTTATAGATACAAACATTAAACAGATTGATATACTTAGTTCAATTGCTAAGAAATTTAACCTTGTTATTGTTCCTGACCCTGATGTTCCAAATCAGATGATTATAGAACCGTATGACTATTATATTGGTAGTGGTGCAATATATGATTGGACAGACAAGTTATCGTTTGATAAAGGATTTACGGTACAACCGGCACTTAACTTTATTGAGAGTGAATTAATCCTTACAGACCAAGAAGATGGTGATGAGGCAAACAAAACATTTAAAGATAGAAACAAATTAATATACGGAGAGAATAGAGTTTATAATCCAACAGATTTTAAATCACAGACAAAGAAGATTGATACAATCTTTTCACCTGAAGTAATTCGTAAGTGGGACAACAACGTAGGTATACCATTAGGTATTAACTATGCTGGTCAATCTAACAATCAAGCGTCAGGTGGTTCTGAAAAGGTTATATGGAGATACACAGGTCTTAAATCAAAACCAAGATTAATGTTTAACCTTGGAAACTTATCACCGTTCTTAGATACAGTTGGTGAGAGTTTTAACTTTGGTAGTGCGTTTAGGATTAATAATATGTTCTTTAGAATACAACCATCAACGGGTGTAAATCCTGGCGGGCCAGGTCCTGATGGTAATACCTATGCATTAGGTTCATTGGTTAATACCGTTGTATCACACACAATGCCATATGGTAACCCTGATAGTAATAAGATTAATAACGATAGTATATGTATTCTATTTAACTCACAGGAACCTGATGACATTGGTTTAGGTATACCTACTTTCAATGCGTATACCGACCAAGATATATATGATTTATTTTATTCAAATAGAGTAAATAACTTATATGATAAGAACACAAGATTTTTATCAGGTCAATTTAATTTAAAACTATCTGATGTTAAAAATCTTAAACCAAATGATTTAATTAAGATACAAGAACAATATTTCTATGTTAATAAGTTAGAAGGTTTTGATTTGACAAATCCTGAACTTACAATGGTTGAATTGGTACAAACTAATAGTAATGTTAGACCACAACCATATCCAACAAGATACTTTAAGTATGTGTATTGTAATGAATTAGGTAATAAAGTTTATAAGTTTAGAACATACTTTAATCCTGAAGAAAATACAATAGGTGTTGTTTATTCTTTCAATGGTGAAGAACCTAATTCAATAAGAAGAACATATTACTATTGGTCTATATTTTATGACTATATGGTTGGAGCATTGGGTGGTAGTGTAAGTGGAATTACATCGTCTTATACAGATGCAGGATTTGGTACTACTTGGTATTATACAATGACTGAGATTACTGAAGAAGAATATAATGACCCAACTTATTTATTTTGGAATGAGGATGATAATAGATTATTATTTATTGATAATGTAAGTTTATCACCAAGTATGAGTGAATATGAAAATGCTCAGAACATATGGTGTCAATCTAATCAATTTGGTATAAATAAAGCGTTCTTCAATGCGGCCGTAGATTGTGGAACCTTTGCAGGTTATGCTGCGGCTAATGGTGTAACATTGTCACCAGCACCTAACGCAACACCTGTGTCACCATATACAACAGGGACAACTTTAAACATAACTGATACAGGTTGGATTAAGTATGACACAGCATCAGGTACAGTATACACTTACTTTGGAAGTTTAGGTGTACAAACAATACCTGATTGTGCTGATTGTACAACAATAAGATTTGCATATCCATTTGCTGACTTAGCGAATTGGAACAATGTAGTTTGCGGTAGTCCGTGTTAAATAAATTTAAATAAAATATATACATATATATGAGAGGTTCAGTTTTAATAGCATACGAAGAAGGAAGACAAACTTTTGGTAATCCTTTATACGAAATAAAAATAAATGGTACAGACACAAGAGATTATCAATGGTCTGAGGCTAATAGTCTTTATAGCACATATATCTTTTCAGGTAATACATTATCAGCATCTGTACAAAATGCAGGTTATGGTCAAATACCGTACATAAATGTATTTTTAATCGAATATACCAATGATGATGTTAATGGTGATGGTGGTCTTAAAACAACACAATTAACAGGTGTAACAGGAAATAATCAATTTGGATATTTAAATGTAAATAATATACCAATTAACCCAAGTGCAAACTGTTATGATTTTATTGTTGTAGTTAGTATGGGTGTAACACAAGGATGTGCACCATTTGGTTCATTAACAGGTTTAACAGGTAGTGGTTTTCTTTATACAACAACTTCTGAAATTAAAACTAAATCTGTTGGTGTAACAGTAGCCGATGATGGTGATGTATATGTTGGTGTCTTTTCACAATTTACAAATACAGGATATATCGGAAGCGTTGGTGGAACAACTCAAATTGGTCCTGTTTTAAAAATAGATAGATATTACACACAACCCGATAGTACATTTAACAGTAAGTTGGCATTAGGTACAAGTATTTTTGTTAACGATATTGAATTACAAAATGATGGAAAGGTATTAGTTGGTAATGGTGTAACAGGTTCAACGGGTAATGCTTTAAGTAGATTAAATACCGATGGTACATTAGATGGTACTTTTACAAGGTATACTTTTGAGAGTTTTCTTGGTGGTAGTGAAATGGTTCAAGATGTTGTACAACAAAGTGATGGTAAGATTATCGTGTCAGGAATTTTTCAAAGAGTTAATAGTCTTGAATATAATTTTTATATTAGATTTAATTATGATGGTACAATAGATAACACTTATTATTCGGGTGGTACAGGAAGTGGATTTAGTGGACAAGTTAGTTGTCAAATTGATTTACAAGATAGAACATATTTTTTTGGAACAGGTAATAACACTTTTCAAGGTTCAACATTTGGATGTATATTAAGATTAACACAAAACGGACAATTAGATACAACATTTAACGGTACAGGTCGTGGAGGTTTTACAAGAACAAGTGCAACTGTTTTAGTTAATAACATATTAATACAATCAGATGGTAAAATATTATGTATTGGTCTGTTTGATAGATATAATGGACAACCTTGTTCACAAAACATTGCAAGGTTAAATAACGATGGTACATTGGATACAACATTCAATCCTAACGGTTTAGGGTTATCATCATTATCTCCGGCGTATTTGACTTTTACAACAGAAACATTAAACGAAGATGAAAACAAATATTTAATCGTTGGTCAATGGTCAGGTGCAACATATAATGGTGTGTCAATACCAAACGACATTTTCTTTTTAAATACTGATGGTAGTTTGGGTAATAACACAAATTTAGGTACAGGTATAGTAGGAACACCACAGACCTGTAAACTATTACCAAATGGTAGTTATCTTATTACAGGTCAAATAACAGGTTTCAACGGTACATCAATAACTAACGGAGGATTTTTACAAATAAGTTCAACGGGTCAATTACAAAACTGTTAATAGAAAAAATTATATTTAATAATATGAGTAAGAAATATATAGGTCAGATAGACAATGACAGTTTCGTATTCCCAAATAATAGGGTAGCGGAATATGATGTAGAAATTATACACGATATAAATGATAATTGTGTTAGTGGTCAGGTAATTGCTTTTTCAGCAACAACCGTATCTTCTACAG